GGCCTCAGATATTTCATCATGCGGACAAACACGCAAGACAGCTCGAGCCCAGCTAGACAATATAGGTGTGACGGGATCAGTGACCAAAAATGATTCAGCTTTGCGCCTCAAAACAACAGCATTAGGTACTATAGCTGGTGAAGCACTAAGATGCAACTTGCGTACTTGACGTGGTACATCTGCAATGCACACACTAGTAGTCCAAGGATCTACGAACACTCTACCCAAGAATGGGACGGCTTGACCTACATCAAAGACATCAACTTTAACAACGTGTCCTGTCTTAGCCCACACTTTCTTAAGTATATCAGGATCGACATCAAATGACAGTGAGTCGTCTCCACCATATATACCTAAAGCGTCCCATGCTTCCTTCGGTGTTTTACCCATTTGTCGTAGCGTTATATAATCTCTCAATGCGTTGCAGATGGTATTACGCAAAGAGGTGTCACTACGTCCGGAGAGTGTATTATTAATTGCACGATAATATATGTCATGCTGTGTGAAACCTCGAACATCAGCACTCATACGCTGCAAGCGTTCTAGTTCTTTATGATAGCATTTGGCGAATGATCGCAAGTATAAAGCATTCATGAGTAACTGATCGAATGGACCACAACTACCATCCATACGACTAATATCACCAGCTACAATGCGAACACTGCGCCGGGCTTTGTCGTGAACGATGTTACAAGTAGTTCTAGGGTCTCGACCAAATGCATACCAATGCAAATTTTTGATGACATGGTTACTCAAGGCATAAACATATTGGCCCATACGTACATTATGATCCATCGGGAGAGTGGATATATTACGAGGGGCAGTGACCTTCGAATATGATTCTGCCTTTTGAAATGATGATACTGCGAATGGTTCATCAAAATACATCATATGCTTGCTAGCTTCCATAAGGCGTCGTTGACCGGGCCTTTTAAATTTATCGTACATATAAGCTAAATCATATGGTGCGAGTGTGTTAGCTTCAGTATCAGGTACAATGTGTCTCAAGAATTCGTCCATGCAAGTGAAGTAGAACGGTGGATAGGTGTTGCTGGTGTTAGCAACCATATCTATACGACCTTGCACACAAGATACATCATTATTAAGTGATCTGGCTGGATGAGCTATATCGGTCAAGTATTGCGGACCGACAACGCGCAATGTAGATTTACCATCTTCCATAACTAAAGGAGCTAAGGTCTGATAAGCTTCTTTAGGGTGACTCATTGTCACAGGTGCGGGTGTTGCTCGCACAAATCGACTGTTAGTTAATGCTTTAAAGAGAATAACAGCTGCTACTGGTGCTCCTTCTACATTTTCTGCTCGTAATATTCGTTCAACATCTGATATTGCTGGTTTAACAGCTAATTGCAACCTACCACGTACTGCTGTGAACACATCATCGTGTATAGTTGCACATGTTGAAGAACTGGGCTCAGCAAAAGAATGTAACATTATACCCCGATTGTTGATTAATTGTAAAGACCTACAGTAGACTATACCATCATACACAAAATTTCGTCGCGCCAAGCGTTTACCATCATAAAACCATCCAAATGGACCATAGACGGTTCTAACGTGATTGAGAAGAATGAGAGCGTGATTCGCATCAATCATCCGTTTTTCAATCAAATACACGCAAGAACCCCACCAATGATCCACTACCAAATGATCTGACTCATAGTCCCATAATTTGTGTATATAATGTGCACCACCATTCATATATACTTCTACCTCATTATAAGCATTAATACAGTAATTACCTTCCGGTACTGTACCTGCTACTTGCGTTGGTACAAAAGTAAATATGATAAGGTGATGACCTTTCATATAGTCCTTCATGTTTACATAATAATCAACATCAGTCATTTTTATTATATCACCATGCAGTATTTTATCTCTTTTACTACCTATAGCCAAGTCTTTAGCATTATAGTAAAGTCGACTCCCTACTTCATCTACATTATATTCTGTTTGACTCATCGATACGGAATAAAGACGAGAACCAATAGTGGTACAAAACATGCGCATAAAGGTATTAGCTATGCACCTATTTTTCGCTGCCACTGGATGACTATGGTTCTTCATGTCCCTATGAACTATCATCGTATCAACACTCATATCTTTAAATGTCTGTCGGTAATCTTCATCGACAGCACCGCTAACCAAATTAACCAATTTAGTATGTTGATTAACACTAAGCACCTTTCT